CTATTTCGTCTTCTGTGTTTCCTTCTACCCACATTTTTAGAACATCAGTTTGTATTCTTTTCGATAGTGGGGTTTCGGAAACTCTCTTAGCAGTGAATCCTGTCATTGTGAATTTAGGCTCATCTAGAAAGACACCATCCTCCCAAGAAATCAAACCTGCGTTTCTATTCTTAGTAACTCCTACACCTAAAGAAGAAAAATATTTTTCAAACTCTAATACTACAGGGTGTTCATCTAATTGTAATACATTAGGAAAGAACTCCCTAACAAAAGAGTTAATCTCTTTTAGACTTTCATGTGCCTGTTCTATAGAATCTACTTTGATGTAAATAGAATCTGTGTGTCCATAAACTACATCCATTTAGATTCCTCCTGTGTTGTATTGGTTCCAAAAGTTTTCTTTTTTCTTTCTTTCTTTTAAGAATTTCAAGGGAGAGTAGACGAAACGATACGGCACTACTAATAGCAATCCAAAATAAATAAAATAGCCGTAGTATGGCATTATCACTGCAACTTCATCTGCATGAAGCCAATACATAAAGGACTCTAGTTCTTCATACAAAGGCCACTTCATAGTACCACCACTAGCAATGTAATGATAGTAGCAATATTGACAATATTAACCATCATCAATATCTTATTGCTCCTTTTTACATTATCCAGTAACTCTTGTAAAGTGTCATTGGTTGTTGTCTGTACTTCTATCAATTCATCTAAATTAAACATTTTTATTTCTCCTTCTACTATTTTTCCAAGAGATGCACTTATGGCACTCTTTTTTGTTAGGATGTAATATCCTAACTTTTCGGTTACATGAATAACAATTCATTCAATCACCACCATTCCACATGCAATACACTTATTATTTTCAATGTCTTTATCATAAAGGTGTATATTGCATTGTGAACAAACTTTCAATGAGTTAGTCATTTAACCCTCTCCTAACGAACAGGCCACGACCTACCCTTTTTGAATGCTTCTTACAAACCCATGTTGCTGCATAGGCATCTCCAATATGTATTGAGTTTCCTTTCAATTCAATAATTTTATCGAGGATTTGTCTTGCAGTGAACTCTCCATCTGTTCTTTGTATTTCTTCTTTTATCCACTTTTCAAAATACTTATTCATCTTTAATCCTCCTAATTTTAGGTAAGATTTTGGTAGTCTTAACACCCTTTTCATCAAAGAAATGGGTTGCTCTGTGTATAGTCTCCCAACCATAACGCTTGAGTAATGTTTCGGGAAATGCGCTTTTCATTCGTAGCATAGGATTACCTCTTGAGTTTGTAAATTGAGTAGAAGTGTGGCCTGTTAATTGTTTGCTAACTAAAGAATAATTTTTAATTGCGAATCTATACAATTCAGTCTTAAAATATGTTTTATCATCTTCTAAATTATCAAAGGTTAAATCAATACATGCTTTCAATAGTTTTCTGTCTATGCTTTTACTTGCTCCGTTTCCCATTTTTATCACTCCTAAGTTTCCAATTTTTATATGTTAATCCCTCTAATACTACACCTGTTACTAGCCCGTTAAATGCGTAGTTATCTACTCCTAGATACAAAATAATAAGCAATAGTGCGCTGCCCCACATCCAATGGTGTATGTGATAATTTTTAATTATTATACTAGGAGAATAGGGAGTTAGTGTTTTGGCTATAACATAACCTGCTACAATTCCTAAACTGTATTCAATCATCTTCAACCCTCACATCTCTATATGTTATTTTTGTTTTAGTGACAACGACATCGTATTCTTCAACTTCTTTTATTGTTTTCCAACCTACTCTTCTCCATGCCCACATTGCTTTAGGGTTGTCGGGGTCGGGACTATACCGGACTAAAGGAACATCACAAGACTTACAGTAGTGTTCTTCATATCCGGTTTCTTTGTCCTGTCTGTCTCCTATGTTGTATTTGCCATATGATTCACAATCCTCTTCTCTACATGCCCACATTAGTTTCATCCTCCTTTGCTTCTTTTTCACACTGTTTGCAGTTAATCTTTCCTTCAAATTGAGGGTTGTGTTTTAGTGGTTTTTTGCATTTCATACTTTCATCTCCTTAGCCTTAAACGCCGCTAATCTAATGGCTTCTCTAGCACTAGCAGTAATACTAGCGGCTAAATCTACATCGGACCAACCAAACCCTTTGTATGCAAGGATGCCATAAAAGGATGCCATTAGTCTCTTAACAGCCATTTGATTATTATTCCACTTGGCAGTCTGTTCTTTGTCACCATTGTTTCTAGCCTCTTTCATATTAGCCTTGTATTCGTTTCTCAAATCTTTCAAAGCCAACAAAGACTTAGGCAATAGTCCCAATTCTTCTGTAGTGTAGTACAACATTTTTCTTTCATAGTCATCATCAACTTCTTTCAAGTTTTGAGGAGTATTCAAATCAGCACCAAATACTGTTTCTACATTACTCTTAGTCTCAAAAGAAATATTCCTAGCAATAATCATACTAGGATATAGTCCTGCAAAGTCAAACGCTGCTACATTGTAGTGCAACCCATTGGTATTTTCATCCAAGGGATTGTAAATCATAGCACCGGAATAAGAAAGACTCTCTTTACACTTCTTGCATATTTTTAGTTTCTTATCATTGGGGTTTTTGTAACCACATGAATCACATACCTTATGCTTAGGCTTACTACCTGTTGGTGCTTTCCACCAAGCATTACGCATAAAGTACATAGAACCCATATTAGATGCAAAGAAACAAGCATCGAATGGTGCTAGTAGTAATCTCTGTAAAGATAGAATAGCCTCCGAAGTAAAGTTCTCTTCGTCTATTTTTCTAAGAAGTTCTACATCTATTATTGCGTATTGTAAATAGGCTGATGGGTCTTCAATCCATGCTCTACGGTAGAACTCATTAGGGTCTTCAAACTTAGTCTCAGTATGCTTTCCTTCACCGAATAGTGTCTTAGAAACATAGTCCAATGATAGACTAGGTAGTGTGCCTCTTTGAGCATCATTCCATTGTCTTTCAAAGGCCAAGTCTAAGTTAAGAGTTATTCTACCCTTAATGGGTTGAGCAGTTGGACCATAACCATTCGATTTACTAAATGTCCACTTTTCATTTTTGTAGTGTACTCCCTCAATAACTCCTAGTGGAGATATTTTTAGTGGGCTAATATTATTGGCACAACACCTCTCTAGTAGTTTAGGCAAATCGAACTTTAGTCCAAACCAAGCAATTAACATATCGGGGTCGCAAAGTTCCATGCACATTAAAAACTGTTGAATCATTGCACTTTCGCTATCTTCTGCAAACATTACACAATTGTAGCCATCAACTTTAGGCTCTACAATAGTATCATTTTTAGAAGGTTGCCAAGTCCATGTATAGAATTGATTGTCAAAATTATCATAGGCTACAATAGCAGTAATCTTTCCATCATGTTCTCCACCTTGTTGCCATTCCATATCCCAATACCACTTTCTTAAATTGTATTCGGGCATTTCATTTATGTTATCTATTGCATACCTGTAATGAAAAGGAACATCTGCTTCATAGGTTTGAGAAAAGTTTTCTTTTGCTTGGTAAATGTCTTTTGGCATATCAACATAAACTTTCTTTAGTTTATCCCCTTCTAAATTAAACCAATCGCCGTGTTCGTATTCATATTCTCTACTAATCGTTTTTGTCACTTGGTAGTTAGTCGGTTCTCTAGCATCTTCTTTAACAAAAAAGTAAGGCTTGTAAGTATCATTTTTAATCACTTTAATTCCATTTTTATCTCTCCAAGAGAGATACACATTGTTATTGTTATTTGTTATAATCATTTTATCACTTATTCCATGTGCGGAACTTTAACTAAAAGACGGTCTTCTCCTACTATTAAAATAGGGAATTCATCCTTTACATAAAAGGTAATATCACCGTTATCAAAGAATCGGTGAAGAGGTCCGGTAAAACATACTGTGGCAGAATCTCCAAAACCATTTGAAACTTCTACTGTAGTAATGTATTCTTTTACACCTGTTACAGAAGAAGAAATTTTCAGTTCGTTTATGTTTTTTACATTCCAATCTATTTTATACACGCCTGTTCCTATAAGTTCGCATCTTTCGATAGCATCTTTGAAAACTGAAACAGGCAAGTCAAACTTTCCTTCAAATGAAACACCATTAAATTGAGGTAGTTCATTTTCTAGTTTTAAATCCATTAGAAGAAGTCTCTGTATTACTTCGTGATGTGGGTGTTGTGTTACTCTAGGTAGAGTAATGTCAGTATCTTGTGTAGAAATTAAAACATTATCATAAATGGTTATCTCTATTTCTTCTTTCAGTTTTTTAAGAAAAGGTAGTAGTGTTTTGATATTCACAACTGCGTTTCTTGTAGAGTCATCTAGTATAGTAATGTCTAGAGTTATTTTGTTTATGTAACTACCATCGCCGTTCCATAGGTCTAGTGCAGTAGTTCCCATATCCAAATATACATATTCACTTAGAATGCCGGATTTAACTCCGCCACTTTGAGCATACTTTCCTCCACCCATTACATCTTCTAATGCTGTTCTAAATGCCTTTGCGTCTACTGTAAATTTCATACATCCCCCTCCTTCAATTCCTTAAATCCAGTCCAATTAACTTGGCCATCTCTATTAACAGATAAGAATGAAGTTCTTTTTCCTAAAAGAGAAGGCTTGTATTTACTACTCTTGACTGTTACAAAATACTCCATTCCTTTCTGTGTATTTCTTTGATAAGTTTGCAGAACTGTCCACAAATGAGAATCCCATCGGTTCCAAATTGGTTGCGGCGGTTCATCCCTAAATGGTGGTTTAGTGTGAGTAATGTAAATTTGGTCACAATCAATTGCTTCTACTTCTTTCATTACTTCTCTAAATGGTTGATTTCGATGAAACCAATCTTGTTGTTTAGCAGTTTTCATTGGTCGCATTCTAGATGTTTCCATTCCTGCCATGTATAGAGTACACCAATCTAACCATGTATCTACTCCATCCCAAACAAAAAGAATGTCTTCTGTCTTTGCAGTTTCTTTAGCCAAAGCAATAAAAGAACGAATGTTTCCTTGTGTTTCATAAGGCAAAAACTCTCCCTCATCATCATGTTCAGCAGGATTAAAAATAATAATCCTGTCTGTAGAATTATGGTTTGCTTTCCATGTAGGAACGGAGCCATTGTCTACATCCAAATAGAATGTTTTCTTTTCACAATCCATTGCTAATCCAGTTTTACCCGTTTTGGCATCACCTTCAATTCCTACCCTAATTCTTTTAGGAGCATTCTTATGCTGTTCAGTCTGTTTTAGAAGTTTGCTTCTAAGTCCTTCAATATTTATTTCTGTTTTCTTATTTTTATTCATCATTTAAATCTCCCCTACGGGTTTTCCATGCCGAAACTAATTCTTCTACTTCTTCTTTAGTTTCTAAAAGTAGTTTGGCATCTTTATCTCCAATATGCATTTTTGTAAAATATTCGTTAGTTTCGTAGTTTTGTCTCCATGTAATAAACTCTACACTCTGTAAATCTACGACCCAAATACCTTGACCATCAGTTAGTTTTTCAACAAACCCATCTACAATGTAAATTGTATCAGTCATTAGACAACCCCCTTTAGGTGTTGTAGGAATGTTTCTAATTCACTATTATTACATTCCTGCACTATAGGATTAGAATTACAAGAGTATAGTTTTATTTCACATTTACTCTGTGTTATTTTCCAAGAAACATGTTGCAGTTTTTCTACGGGCATCATTGCCCTGTTCGTTATTATCATTTTATTTTCTATTGTTATCATATCAATCACTAAAAAAATAGGCTTTGCACCTATTCGTATGTCATTCAACCGCCACATATACACGGCTTGAGAATTACTCAATCAAAACCAATCAAGGTCTTCTTCTTGGGCATCACCAATTTCCTCTACTTGTCCTTTTCTTTCTGTTACATAAAGTCCCGAAAGGTTAATTGTTGCAGGTTCATAACCATCTTCACCTTCTCTTTGAGAAGTTCTACCAACCACTACGACTTCGGAACCAATACCAAAGTCAATGTTAATGTGTTCGGGAATCCAACAAGTTGTCATTCCGTCAGTATCATAGTCGAAGTCTGCATTCAAATCAGTCAAGTTTAGAATACGGTTTCCATTTGAAGTTGGAGTCATATTCATGTTACAAACTGTACCCATCGTCATTACAAATCTGTCCACTGCTGCATTTTCTCGCAACTCAAGATGTTTTGCATCTAGTAGAGTCAAAGAAGCAATGTTTTCTGCAACTAATTCACTTGCCTTGTCAAAGACATTGATAGAAGAGACATCTCTGTAAATATCTCCTTCGGGGTCAACATCTGCATTCATGACAAGAGAACCTAATGTCTTCATAGAATATCCGTAAATATATCCGTCTCTGTTTGAGTCTTTAATTACAGACATATGAACCCACTCAAATGTTGAGGGGTTAAACTTAATTCCACCTTCATTCTTGTATGAGAAATAATACTTATTGTATTCAGTGTCATCTCCTACCTTTCCGATAAAGACACCACTTCTTCGCATTAGTTCCTTTGCTAGAGGCTTTCCGTAGTTGGCATTTTCTCCACCATTTTGATATCGTTGTTGAGAATCTAGAGGAATGATAATACTACCATCTTCTAAGTATTCTGCTCCTTCTGCTAGTTTGCCCATTGTTCGGGTTTGTTCTTCACCATTAAAGAATCTAGATACGACATAATTGCCCTCTGTATTCTTTTCTGCTGTTGCTACTAGTCCGTTTTGATGTGCGTTAAACGGGTCACGGTTCCATTCGTCAATGGCTCTCTTTCGATTATATGCCATCATATCTCTAGGTTCTTCAAGTGAAATAAAGAATCCAAAAGCGTCATCGCCAAATCCTTTCTTTCCTTTCTTTCCGTCTGTTTTTTCGGTCTGTATCATTCGGATTTGTTGAGAAGCGTAACTTCTCCACAAACCTTTTGCTAGAGGGGAATCCGTAGACACCTTGTTCTCTTCACATATACTTTCAAATTTCGATTGAGCCTCAGTAACACTGATGCCCAACTTCTCTGCTGCTTTGCTTATTTCATTTTGCATATTTATACCTCCTTATATGAGATTTCCCACCATCCATGAAGCAAGTAATTTCGGGGTCATGTTTAGGGAACGCCATTCACCTTCTCCAATTACTCGCAGGAATTTCAATTTCGTATTACTATCCATTTCGGATGCAATAACAATGTCATGTAGACCTATGCAGATTTCCTTAATGGAGAATCCGTCATAGATTAGATTATGTAATTTTGTTAAAACTTCATTTGGATTTTTATTTGTTATTTCAGTTATTATATTTTCATATTGTTTCAGCGATTTCTCGACTTGAACATTTAGCCTACTACCTGTAGCGATTGATGCTTGTAGTTCGGTTATTGTTCGTCTTAAATCACCATCAAAGCAATATATAAACTGTCTCAATCCATCCGGAATCGGATGACCTTCTCTCTTGAGAATAGTTGTAACAACTTCTTCAACTGTTTCAAAAGTTATTCTTTTGAAGTGATAGTTTGCACACCTAGATTGTAGTGCATAAATTATTTTGTTTCGATTATTACATGTTATAATAAATCTAATATTTTTAGAATATCTTTCCATCATTCTTTTTAGGGCTGCTTGTGCATCATTAGTCATTCCATCCATTTCATCCAATAGAATTATTCGGAAAGGAACATCACCCATTTTTGCACTTTGGGCAATCTCTTTTATTCTAGTCCTTACGGTTTCTAGTCTTCTATCATCCGAAGCATTCACTTCAAAGAAATTACTAGAAGCATCTTTTCCTAAGATAGTTGTTGCTAAAGCAAGTGCTACCGTTGTTTTTCCTGTACCGGAACCTCCGTAAATTAATACATTGGGCATTTCTTTATTGACTGCCCAATTAGTTGCATCCATTACAAAGTGTTCTTGTCCTACAACTTCACTTAGTCTGTTTGGTCTGTATTTTTCTGTCCATAGCATTATATCATCTCCTTTCAATCATTAGAATACCATTCTCCGCAATACTCGGCAGAAACATCATAGCCATTTTCTATGTGCGGAGTCTTACAAGTAGTCTTCCATCTTTCATCTGTGTCATCAAAACGACCTATGAACATATAGAATTCATCAGTTGTCCATTCGCCAAAGTATTTTCTTAGGCCTAAATAAGTAGAATAAGTATCTCCCCCATCATTTGATGAACCTTCACCCCATGACATATCCCATGAATCTGCTTGAATCTTTCCGTTCAAACAATCAATGGCTGTTAATTGTCGGTAGTCTTGGTTCTCTACCTTTAATACTAAGAAATAGTCCTCATCCGAGTAACAGTCTTTATCATCATCGGAAACAGTAAATGTAATCTTATGATAGGGTGGTTGTTCTTCTTCTTCTATATTACTAGGGGAACTATTATCATCAATATACAATACAACAGAACCTATAACTCCTATTAACATTATTGCCACGGATAATGTTAATATCGGTTTCACTATTTTGCTAGGATAATGATTAGGTGGTTTCACTATTTTGTTAGAATAGTGGTTATGTGTTACATCAACTGTAACTACGCTATCTTGTATGTTGCTTCCTTCGTATATATCTTCTTTCATTTTTATTCCTCCGAATTACTCCAAATTGCTTGGGCCTTAGCCCCTGTTCTTAGGTTTCTTTTTATGAAACCAACTTTGACAAAACCCTTTCTTTTCATAATGTTGACTAAAGCATTCATAGGTACATTTAGCGATGTATTTCTTCTATGTCTTTTAGAAGAATATGCTTGATAGTTTCTCAACCTATCATATATTTCTCCTGTAGTCATTTCTTTTTCTTCATCTAACATTTTAGTTATTATCTTCTGCGCTCTCTTGTGTTTCATTTTTATTTCTCCAATATCCATTTTTATTTTGTATGCCTACAAGTTCGGCATGGTTCGCAAGGAGTCTGCCCAATTCGGACATAGATACTCCCCACTTCATTTTTTGATTCAAGTGATTGTACACTTGGTCTGTTGACTTAGGCCCTGTTTTTAGGAATGCTTTCATCATTCTTATTGCTACAACATTAGCCATTAGAAATCACCTAAACTCATTTGTTTTATTTTCTTTGGTTTAGGTTTAGATTTTTTCTTTTCTCCTAATCCTAGCAACCTACATTCGCTGTTATTCAGTTTTGTTTTTGCGAATTTTTTGAAATCTTCATCTTCTAATAATTGTTTTAGTAGTCTTTCCCCACCGGATTTTACTCCAAGTCTCCTACACAAAGAAGGTATTTTAGAATACTTTTTTCTTTTAGGCATTCTTGGCCTACCAAAGTTTCGACCTGTATGATTATATGCAAGCATTTCATAAAAGTAGTCGGCATTCCATCTCCTCTTTACAACCCCATCAATAAAAACTAACTTATTAGGATGTTGATTTTCTGCTAGCCAATTTATTATTTGAGTGTCCGAGGGTTTGTTGTATTTCAATAAAGCAACTATTTTTTCTCTATTTGATTCTTTCATGTATTCATCTATCAAAGAAAACATATCTCTTTCAAGAGAATAAGGTGTTTCGCTTCTAGGGGCTAACTCTCTAATGTTATCTCTTAGATGAGAAACACTACCTGCTCTTTTGAATTTAATCATGTTTTTAATATCACTAGGTATTGACTTTTGGTTAATGCTTGTCATTATTATTTTACCTCTATATTTTCTAAGTACATCTAGAATAATTTCTTTTTTAGGTTTGTAATGTAGGTCCTCTATTATTACTCCATTTTCTATAGGTATAGAATAAGGGTCTTTGATATCCATAACATTAGCATAGTAAATCAATGCGTTAGGCAACATTTCCCTTGCCTTGGTAGTTTTACCTGTTCCGTGTTTTCCGGTAATAACTATTGTTCTTTCTTTTTTAATCGTCGTTAGTCCCATTTAAAATCCCTCTCATTTTCATTATCAATTCTAATCCCTCTAAAGTGAGGTGTTCTTTATTTACAAGTTTTAGTATAATCTCTTTATATGTGTTAAGACTATTATTTGCGTCGGAGTAATATTCGGGTATCAAAGTTATTGCTTTGTGAGTGTTTTTGATACCGGATATTTTGAGTATTGGTTTTGGGCGTTGTACGCTCTCTATCTCTCTAATGTTTGACTTTACTTGGTGTTGGGCTAGGCTCCTCTTTAAATCGTCTAGAAAGCGTTTTTCTGCTCTTACAGATATTGACGGCAATACAATATAGCCGATTCTAGAAGTTTCTTTTCTAGAAAACTGTATTTCAAATACTGCTTTGGATATTAAAATCCCAACTATAGTTTGCTTAGGAAACATTTCTCTCCACACTCATTCCTAAATAGCCATGTTCTTTACCAAAGAACCCCATCAAAATATTTCTATAAATATAATTTTCATGTTTTGAAACATCTCCTGCTAATATAAATTTCAACATGTCAAAACTGTCATGTTCTTCAAGTATTATTTGTTGAGGAGTGTTGACTCCTTTTTTGCTTAACATCAATCCATTCACATAACCCATGTGTGCTATTTCTACATCACTTAGTTCATCCATCAATTCAAAAACAAAAACGGTCGCTGCTCCGAATTTTTTAACAAAGTAAGAGATTTCCTTTCCCATTGTATCACCCAAATAAATATCCTTCTACTGTTTCGATGGTGTCTATATCTTGAACATATTTATCATCTCTAATTCTAGTTTTTCTAGGAAACCTAAGTCCTATTGAACCGTCTTTGTTTTGAGTTACTAGGTCTGCTGTTACTGTCAGTACTTTTCTAGGCAAAATCCTGTATTGATTATTTTCATAACTATCTATAATCTTTCTAAGAGAGTTAGTCATAGATAGTAGTTCTTTATCTGTAAATCCATTTCCTACATTTCCTAAACTAATAAATCCGTCACCATCTTTAGCGGCTATTTCAAAACTGCTGAAAACAGATGACTTTGAATTTTCACCATAACATGCGCCAATAATAACAACATCCAGTTCTATTCTAGGTGGTTTGTATTTGGCCCAACCCTTTGAACGCTTAGATGGTTCATACTCTAATTTAGCATCTTTAACTATGATGCCTTCAAAACCATCGTTTATTGCTTGGTTGTAAAAGGCTAGAACATCACCATCTTTTTCCATTCTATGTGCTTGGTCTGGTAAATTTTGCATAAATTCTAATCTATCGACATAGGGTAAATCCATTATTGTTTTTTCTGCATATTTTAAACAATCGAATATTACCCATTTGACTTTTACCTTTTCTCTTGCTTCTGCATGGTTTTTAGAGTGAACTCTTGTTCCCATGAGTTTGTGTTCAGCAGGAGAACCGTCTTCTTTAATTGGATATATTTCTCCATCTAGAATACAATCTACATCGTATTGTCTAACGGTTTCAACTACATCTTGAAACTGAGGAGTAACGATATTGCCCTTTCTATTAAAGACAATTACACTATCTCCTTTTTTGTGAATTTGATATCTGTTTCCATCATACTTATAATCTACAATTTTATCTTTAGGCCATTCGGCCATCGGAATTTCTTTTGCTAGCATAGGCTTTACAAATTTGCCATGAACTAAATTCATAGGTGGGGTTTCTCCTTTTTCATAGTGAGTTAAAACTGACTCTACACTATTCATCGAGAGGTCTTTCTTTACGATATTTATTTTTTTATCATAGTGGCTTGCTATAGATTTAGTTATTGTCCCTAGCCCTATTCCGTTATTAGGATTTCTTAACCAATACCTAACAAACCATTTTCTTTCTAATGCTGATAAAGAAATCAAAGTTTCCTTTATCAAATCAAAAGAACTTGAGTGTGCCGAACAATCATGCTCTAGCAAAGAAATTACTTGAGATAAAGAATAATCTTGGTCTTTTTCTTTATCACTTTCTAAATACATTGTTGCTGTACCTATATCTTCAAAGGCAGAATACAGGCCGTCTATTTCATCCTCAAAAACTTCAAAGGCTCTTGCTATCCATTTTTTTCCCTTTGTCATTCCTATGTTATTATTTTCTAAATCTAAAGTTAGAATCTTACACAATAAAGTTGGGTTGAAGTTATTCCATGCCCTATCAATAACTTGCGTTTTCGCTGTCGGGGTTAAGTCTTGTGTCGTTTCTAATAGTCTTGCTAGTCTGCTCATTGTCATTTGTATTCACCTCAAGTATTTCCTTAGAATAAAATATTTTTTCATTAACTAATTGTATTAGTTCTTTTAATGGTTTAGAGTGCTTGCTGTTCATTGTAGATATATTCCACAAATATTTAGCAAGTTCATTCCATTCACTCTTCTTCATTCAACATTCCTCCCTCTATTTCATGTCGAATTCTAGGGATATTTGCTATCATGCTATTCAAAACCTCTACTAAGTCGGTTCTTTCTAAGTGCATAGCGGCTAATTGTAAGTATGTTAGTGTGCCAATAGTAATTGGCATGGCGACTTCATTTATATCTCCGCCCAAAACCATACTCCAATGTGCAACAAAGGAACCTCTAACTACATCATTTGTATTTTGAACTGAGGGCCAAAGTTCTTTGAATGAATCCAAATGAACCTTTGGCATTTTCTTTTCTGCGTTTATACACCAAACTGCAAAGTGTTTGGGCTTCAATCTTTTCTTAAACTGTTTCATTTTAATCACCTAGTATTTCCTCAAGTATATTCAAGAGAATTTTTGCTTCTTTCTTATTTAGACGAACTCCCTTTCTAGTTGGTTTGTCGTCTTTGTACCATCGTATGTCTACTACTTCTATTGAATAGTATTCTCCCGAATGTATTTTGAGTGCATCTATTTCATTACGAATTATTTGATTACTGAATTTCAATCCTTTTTCTTCACTCAACAAAATTCCCCTCCTTGAATTTACTTAGTTCATGCCTATTCATGAAATATCTAGGCATTTCTAATTCCGATAAACAATTAACTACCCAACAAGCACCACCCAAACTAGATATTTGAACTACTTCATATTGTAAGGAATTAACTTCAATAACTTCTTTAGTATTTATTTCGGGAACAAGCCCGTACATCCTAGTTATTTCCGAAGCAACATCAGCCAAGTTATCAACTACATATTTGATTATGTGTGCTCTTTGGATAGGTATTTTTGGAGCAACTTTAATACTCAGTTTTCCTGTCATTTCACAAATTTTACATTTGTTTCCTTCGCAAATAGGACATAATATATTCGCCGCATAAGGGGCCGGTAGTGTAACGGTGACTGCTCTTTTCATGATTATTCCTCAATTAGCACTGCAACTTCTGTAGTTAAAAACATTAGCGCAATAGAAAAGGCTGCACTTAGGCTACTCTTAGTAACATTAGTTGGGTCGATTATTCCTGCTTCAAGAAGATTTTCTTTTTTACCATTCTTGGCATTGAAACCAATATCCTGTTGTATTTCATGAATCATGTCTTTGAAAATTTCATCGACATCAGCACTGCTGTTTGAAAGTAAAGTCTTTAATGGCGCAAACATAGATTGGGTTGTCGTACTCGCTAGACCTAGCCCAACTGATGCTTTGATAATTGACAATCCTCCACCGACAATGTAGCCACCGTCTAGTGCTGCTTTAGTAGCATTAAGAGCATCATCTAGTCTTTCTTTAGTTTCTCTCATTTCAACTGCTGAACCTGCACCAACTTTAATCACTGCAACTCCACCCTTTAATTTACTAATTCTACTAGAGATGCTTTCTTTCACCCATTCATTAGAACCCGCTTCGTATAAGGCCCTTAGTGTTTCTATTCTTTCTTTGACATCTCCACCATCACCACCAATAATGGTGGTTTTTAGTTGGTCTATTACAACCCTGTCACAAGAACCAAAAGACTCTTCATTGATTATTCTCAAATCATCATCTGCTTCATCCGAATAAACTCGACCACCAACAATGGCAGTTATATCTTTTAACTCATCTAGTTGACTATCTCCATAATTAGGGGCTTGAATAACTCCAATGTCTAATCGGCCTTGTATAACATTAGCAAGGATATTCTGCAATGCTAAATTTTGTAAGTCTCTACATATTAAAAATAAAGGCCTACCTGCATTGGCAGCATATTCGCATGCCGGTAAAATATCTTGAAATTTTCTAATGATTTTATTTGTTACAAAAACTAATGGCTTCTCTAGCACACAATCTCCGTTGTCTTGGTTAGCAAAAAGATGTGTTATGAATCCCTTATCTAACTCTAAACCTTCTCTAATTTCGTATTCAGTATGCAGACCATGTCCTTCTTCTACACTAACTACTCCATCTCTACCTACTTCTTTGAAAACTTCTGCTATGATAGAACCTAATTGTTCATCATTGTTCGATGCAATAGTAGCAATTTTACCAATGTCTTCATCTTCTACCGGCTTGGAGTATTTATCCAAGTTTCTAAGAATAGTGTCCCTATCGTTCTGTAATTGTTGTCTAGTGGATGTTATGTTTTGTAGGTCTTTTTCGGAAATGTTATTACAAAGAGCCTGTGCTAAGACACACGCTGTAGTTGTACCGTCACCTGCTTTAGATTGAGCCTTACTTGCTAAATTTTGAACTAGTTGAACACCCATTTGAACATAAGGGTCGTTACTAGATACATACTTGGATATAGTAACTCCATCGTTAATTACTACCGGAGGGTTTCCTTGAAGTATTGCTGTTCTAGCCTGTGGGCCTAGAGTTGGTTTTACTGTATTTGCTACTAGATTTATTCCTTCTAGAATCTTTTGTCTAGCATCGTTTCCATGTAGAATCATTTAATCATCTCCTTCGTATATTTCGTCATGTAGTTTTCTCCAAGCATCACGGTGAACTTCGTGCATCTTTGGTTCTGCCCAATGACGCATCCTGCGAATGTGGTTACGCAACCGCTTGACTTCTTCAAGGAGAAGTGGTGTGTCTGTGTCAATCATTCAATCACCCCATACACTTCACTGTATTTTACAAAGGTAAATTCTTCATATGTAAAGTGTTTATTTTCTGCATTGTAGCAAACTCTTTTGCCTCTCAGTGTTTCATCTATTTTACAGTCATGAACTACTCCTGTGTTATCTCCTACAGAGATGATGCCGGATGCAGTTGTTGTTGTGTCTTTTTTAATTACTACCCATTCTCCAATCGCTTGCATGTTTTTACTATCGCTATTAGCAGTATTTAAAGTGTCAATCATTCTTCTTCCCTCCTAACTAATGCCTCAACCAATATTTTTATGTGTTCATCATTTGATGAATCTCCTAGAAACGCAGTGTCAAATTCTTTTTCCCAATCTTCAATTATTTTCTTTCGTATTATTTGCTTGAATATATTATTCATTCTTCTTCACCTGCTTTAGTATAATATTGATTAGTCCAAGAACCATCCTTTTGTTTAATCTCTAATTCATTAGGTCTAAGATTCGACCAAAAACCATAGTGGTCATCTCCACCAATAACATAAGCACAAGACATTAGAGGAGTCCAAGGTATAACAGTACTCCAATCAGTACCGCTAAAATAAGCAGCACCAAAGGGATGTGTGTGAAACCAACATTTAATCGGAACACTCAGTCCTATAGGTTGTTGTAAGAAACTAACATATCCCGAAGTTCCCGAAGAAATATGGGCTCTATTTTTACCATCAATTACTACTTGAACTTCAAGATTAGGTAACATTACCGTCGATGCTTTCCATATTGCATCCTGCAATTCTTTTGTGTGTATTGCATCTTCTCCCCATTCTAAAAACAACTTCGACCATACTCCTTGTAAGAAAGGAATTATGTCATTTCTAGCAGCAGCAATAGAGTCTTGGTATTCCCAATATTGTTCAGCATCACGAATAGATTTTTCTTCTTCTCTCAAATGCCATTCTCCACTTTTACCCATTTAAGCCACCATCCCATCATCAGCATTCATAGCGATTTTAAATTCCCAAGCATGAAACGCTTCATGTCCTGCAATAAATCCACCTGCATGTCTAATCGGCCCTACAAATCTAGAACTGCATATTGCACAATAGACTTCTACAATTCTCTCATCGTAATAACTACCGCTATCATCGCTATAATCAATTCTTTTTCCTAAATCTTCATTTGTATATTTCATTTATATTCCTCCAAAGGGTTTTCTATTTTTTATCATATTATATCTGTGGTTTTCCGGCCACCATTCCGGTTCTTTTCTTTTACTCCAAAAGGCGAAATCCCATTTCCCTTGTAAGTAATAATGGCGATATGACTTGATTACAAAGTCCCAAGTATGTTTTTCTTTTGGTAGTCTGTAAATATCAGCCATAGCAATAGATACAGGAGTTAAGTCTTCTTCTTCATAGGGGAATGTAAAACTATCCAGTATTCTTTTTTCTGTTCCGTGAATCTTTCCATATCTAAAGGTATATTCTTTACATAGTGCCATAGCATGATTGTATAACCACATGTAATTTGCTTTATTTTGTCTAGACCAAATAGTGCTAGGGTGATTAAGCATAGCGGGTTTCATCAAATAGTTAAAGTGCGACTCTTTATGAAATTCCTTCAACTCTTTCAATGAAGGTTCTCTGCCATGACAATTCCAAAACAAAAAGTAAAGACAATTTGTGTGTAACATTTGACAACTTTCAGTTGGCATTTTAATTACATGTTTGTCTAGCATTTGTTGTGCTGATTCTACGGGGTCTGTTGATAGTGCAAATATATTCATACATTCACAACCATGAAGTCATTCACTGATTCACCATTAAACCAACGCTGAATCCATTCTGCTGCCATTCCTGCAATAGCAACATGCATGAAATGTAGTCCTTTATTAGAGCCATCCCAAGAATCACCTTGACAACTAAAAGAACCATCCGGACCGGCCAACATAGTATCATACATTGATGGGTCAGCCTTGTATGAAATAAAGGCCGCATTACGCCCTTGAGAACGCAAGTCTAGCCATTTAACCTGTGAACGATACAAGAGCCTTCTAGCGTCTAAATTATCTACACAACATACAACCAAATCATATCCTTTCAACTGTGTTTCAGTCAATATTGGATATGGGTTTGTACCATTCACTTGACTGTGCTTTTTCATACAGTGAACTTTCTTTTTACCTATGTCTTCTTTAGTAAAGTCTTGATATGTCAAGTTCTTTTCTTCTACTGTATCGGGGTCGGAAACATTGATGCTATACAATTGTTCCTTTGTTCCGTCGCCTGTTACGCTTTCTAGAATCCTAATCAAATGACTACCGATTCCTCCTGCTCCTATTATCAATATATTTCTATCCATTCTATTCCCTTTCCTTTTATTTCATTTTTATTTAAATTTTTAAATTTTAGTAGTCTTTCCGTTTCTCTATAAATTGTTCTAGTTGAGAAACCTGTTTTTTCCGATAATGTTTTTTGTGAAACTTCGCTGTTTTCTAATAAACAAACAATGTAACAAAACGCTGCGGGTGAAGAAGGTCTAAGATTTTCTCCACTTTTAACAACAAAGTCATCGAAATAAACTGCTAGTCGGCCAACTTTAGATACAAAAGAAGGACCTCCTATTTTACTAGCATACTTTTCTGCAAATGGTCTACTATCATTTATTAGAAAAATACTAGTGTTGTTCATTGCTAATGCAATTTTTTTAGATAGTTTGAATACTCTTTTTGAGACACAATCATATTCCTTACAAACCTCTTCTAGAGTATAAGGCAAATTGCATTCTCTTAGTATATAATATACTAACGCTGCCGACCTATCTTCTAATGTAGATGTGGTAAATACATGCTTTCTGTATAACTCTCTGTAGAGTATGTCGACTCTTTCTCTTAAAGAACTAGAAGAACTTAATGACGAAAGAAGAATCTTACACATGGCAATACCTGTATGTATTGCTCTGTCTGTTTTACCCCAACTTTTCATTGATGAGACATTAGTTGAAGGCAATTTCCATGCTTCTCTAACTAATTGTCCATTAGCATCATACGAGTATGAGTTTTGTTCAAATGGTTCTGTTATCAAAACTAAACCACATTCATCACAAACCTGTTCTCC